CAACCATAACCGTATGTTTGTATTGTTGGTCCTATTTCTTCGTATGGGTTTATACTTGCAGATCCTGCTGCAGTCATGCCAGAACCAGATTCATTTGTTTTCATTTGAATTGTAAAACTGTTTGCGTTAGGTACTGTTAAAACTTCATAAGTAAAATCTTGAAAATTTGCTACAGTAAAACCTGTAGCACCACCTCCAGGTAGAGTTACCGATGTAAAGGTTACATATTCACCAACGTCTAAAGCATGACTTGTTTTATTTACCGTAACTGTATTAGATCCATTTGTAGATGTAAAAGTAGCACTTGTTAGAGCTGTTGCTAAAGGTGTTATGTCATAAAATTTATCTTCATAATAAATATACAAACCTTTTGAAGTACCGAGTGCTGCGTATCTATTACCTTCTAAATCTGTCCAAGTGTGTTGAGCACGTGTTGGTCCAGAAATAGTTTCTTGTCCAATAGCTGTATAGCCACCTATTTTTTCTGGTTGACCATATCTAAATCTTACAAAGTCACCATCAATCCATTGGCCTTCTGCTCCTGAAGGAGTATCTGCTTTATTAAAACCTGGGGCTATTCTTACATTTCTTAAAGGCATAAGCCATTTTACAACATTTTATAGCTTCATCCAAGTCAGAGGAGAAGGTATATTATGTTCAGATTTTATGCCTTCTTTCATAGTTAACATTATATCTCCTGATATTGATATTCGAGGTGTGTCTTTTTTATTTTTTCCAGTTTCATGAAACATCATGGATGGAAATATAATTACATTACCTGTCTCTGCAGGATACTCTGCTTTACCATAATTGTTCTGATCCCATTCAGTAAAGTATGGATCTCTTTTAGGTATATTTAGTCCTACCTTATGAGCGTCATCATCAAGCAAAAATAAATTACCTTGTTCATGAGCTTGAGGGTAATAAACAAAACTAAAGTGACTACTCATGTGTCTATGATAAGAAATAAATTGTTCTTTGGTAGATAAGGTAGCCCAAGACTTTGTTATATAAACTTCAAACAAATCTAAATTATATTTTTGTGCAGTTAAACATCCTTGAATTACTTTTGCTAACTCAGTATATAACTCTTTAAATCTTTTATCTTTATGTAAGTTATCATCAATTGATTGTAATTCTTTTGGTTTTATATCCGTGGTTCGTGAGTATTGAGAATTGGTTGGAGTAATATCTCTAAGTATTATAGGTACAATTTTTTTATTAATATTTTCAAAGTTTTCTAACTTAGTTATATAAATAGGGTAACCAAACCATTTGGATATGTTTGCCATAAGGCACTATACTAATTAACTTTTAAGAATCTATATCTTATTTCACCACTACCACCGTTAGCACCATTCGTTCTACCACCTCCAGTAACTTGTGCAGCTCCTCCACCACCACCTGATCCTCTCGTACCTGCAGATCCTGCTGTTCCTGATCCAGAAGATGAACCTCCTGATCCACCTGCAATATTTCCATCATAAGATGTAGCACCGTTAGATCCACCAATTCTACAGTTATCTCCGCCACAGTTACCGTTGTTAGAACCTACTGCTCCATTACCAGATGAATTGAAAGTTCCATCAGGCCCTGACGTATTTGTAGTCACTGCTTTAGATGTTCCATCAGTATCTCTAAAGTTACCTGAAGTTACTGCCGTACCACTTATTGTTGCACTACCTGCAGTTCCTGCTGTGTTAGTTCTTAAAGGCCCTTGGACACCACCTCCTGTACCACTTGATCCTCCACCACCTGTTAATGAGAATAAACTTCCTGCGCTAGATCCTGATAAAGTTGTAGTTCCTCCTCCAGTTGCATTTACTGGTTGCCCAAAATTAGAGGTTTGGTTACCTGCTGTTCCAGCTGAACCAATAGCGTATGTTAATGTTTCACCACCAGTAACCGTAAAAATTTTATCTGAAATAAATCCTCCAGATCCACCTCCAGCACCTGCTGATTCACCACCAGCTTTATCATAAGATGCTCCTGCAACACCTCCACCTCCAGCACCAACTGCTGCTTGTATATGAATTGCATTTGCTTGAGCGGGAACAGAAAAAGTTCCTGATCCAGAAGATAATGTTTGAATTGATGTTGCTTCAAAAGCACTAAAAACTAATTTCCATACTCCCGAAACTTTTCCATATGCTTCATCTACTTCTTTCCAAGTTCCAGATACTTTAGCATAAATTTCATCTGCTTCTTGAAATGTTCCTGAAACTTTAGCATAGGTATTAGCCATCTAAACTCCTATGTTGAATATTTAAACCAAATGTCTCCATCACTACCTCCAGAAGGAGAAGATGTACTTATTGTAAATTTTCTTTGTAGTTTATCGGCAGTCACTGCATTATCAGCGATCTTAGCTGTGCTCACATTTGCGTTAGAAATATTAACGGTCAAAACTGCATTATCAGCGATGGCTGCACTTACTACTGCATCATCAGCAATTTTTGCGCTGGTAACTGCATCATCAGCAATTGAAGCTGTGCCTATCGTACCACCTAATGTATCTAGTGATACCTCATTAAGGTTTGTACCATCAGCGTACGCTGCATAAATTTTTGAAGCATCTATTGTAAATCCTGTACCTGAAGCAGTTTTAATCGTAAGGTTTGTTGGATTAGTAATTAATCTGCAATCAAATATATAAAATTTTTCTATAGAGTCTGGTATGGTTACTGTAGTTGCACCAGAAAGAGTAATTGTTGCAAATTTAATTACCATATTTCTAGCAGTAGAAATAGATGCATTACTCATAACTAAAGTTGTAGTAGAACCACTAGAAAGAGATATTTGTTCAAATCCAGCTATTGCCTGTTGAACAAGTTCTAAATTTGTATTTGTTTTAGTTCCCCATGTACCGGCATTCTCACCGGTTGCCATAAGTTCTAGTTTAAGATCTGATGAAAAAGTTGATGCCATAATTTTGTATTATACCCTTTTTAAGCTGCCTTATCAACTTCTGTCCAAGTGTTAGAAACTCCTTTGTTTACTTCAGTCCAAGTATTACTCACTCCAAGATCTACATTTGACCATGCTGTAACTAATGGGCTATTTATACTAAATGTCATTTGTATACCTGTTACATCCACAACTGTATTTAGATCTATTGTTACTGAAGCTATAGAACCTGTTAATTGTGATCCTGTAACATCTACAGGAGTATTAATATCTATAGTTTCTTCACCTAGGCTAGCTGTTATTTGTATTCCTGTAACACTAACATTTGCATCTCCTGTAACACTTTGTAGTGCACCAATTGATGTAACCATATCATGTTCGGTGACAACTACACTTACATTACCGTCAGCACTAATTGAGTAAGTTCCAAGTGATAAACCTAGTTGAGATCCTGTAACTGACACATTTGCATTTGCTAAAGGAGTTTCTTCTCCTAGTGTCATTGTTAATTGTGAGCCTGTTACACCTACAATTGTATTTAAGTCTATTGTGGAATTACCTAAAGAACCTGTTAATTGAACACCTGTAACACTGATATTAGCATCTCCTGTTACAGATTGTATTGCTCCTATACTAGAAGCTAAACTAATACCTGTGACTGCAACATTGGTATTTAATGCACCCTCAGCTGCAAAAGGTGCTTCGGAAAATGTTGTTATTCCAAAAGCCATCTATTATGCTCCTGTCAGTGCTTTTATCTCAGCGTCGTTTAATCCTAGATCTTTGAGTTTTTGTTTACCTGAAGCTGCATCTGTCTCTGTTTGAGTAGCTTCTTCTTCAGCAGTAGGTAACTCTGCTATCTTAGCTTCTATATCAGCTACTGGTATAGGTGTTGTTCCATTTTCCCAAATAATAGTGTTAATGTCGTCATCTGCAACAGATACTTGAGCATTTGGATTTATTTTAAGTATTGCATTTATAATAGTTTGATTTGTCATAATTTTATCCTGCTATTTCAAAAGCTGTAATTGTTCCTTGTTGAGTGCTATCTAAACCATTTAAGTTTGCTGTTCCAGAACCTACAGCTCTAAAATAAACTTGGTACGTTAATTGAGAGGTAGAGCTTGGAGAATCTAGTACAGTCATAGTCATAGGAAAATTTGGAGTTCCAGAACTTGACCAAACTGTACCCATACCTAAATTAGAATTTCCTAAATTTGTACTATCTCTATAAATTGTTGCAGTAGAATATGTGCTATTTGTATTATTATATAATTCAGTGTGAACAATAACATAAACTTTACTAGAGGTTGCACTTGGTGTTATATCTACAGTTAGTCCATTACTTGCAGTTACAAATGAAGTAGATGTTGTTGTGACTCTACCTGTATAATTTGTTGTTTGAACTTGCAAAACCTTACCTGGCGAAAAGCTAGTTGCACCTGTACCACCATTACCTGTAGGCAATGTTCCTGTAACATTGCTTGCTAAGTTTATTGATTGATTTAGTCCTATTCTAGTTAATGCCATAATTTATTTTCCTAAGTTAAAATTTTGTATGCTCCAAATGCTGAATAATTATAACTTGCACCAAGAACTTGAACAGTTGCAGAACTTGAATATTCTACTAAAGCAAATAGTTCTATATAATCTGAGCTTCCATTCATATCTACAACTGTTGTTGCCATTACACTGTTAGTTTTTGCTGGATTATTTCTAAAATCACTAAAAGCATATTTAACAATTGTTCCATTTTTTTTAATAATTGCTCTATTGCTGTTTAAGTTAGATGTATTTGCAAAACCAATTATATTTCCATACACAAAATATTTTCCAGCAGTTGTTGGAGTAAATCTGTAATTTGTAGAGTTATCATAACAATTATCTGTATCATATACTTCTGTATTAAATTGAATTTTTGTTACTGTATCATGTGATATAGTTTGATTAGCTGATAAATATGCTTCAAAAGCTGGAGTGTTAGTTCCACCAACAGCAGCGCCGTCATTCTGTAAAGTTCCTATAATATTAGTAGTGTCACCAGATGCACCGATAGTAATCGTATTACCACTTTCGTTGATAATGTTATTACCGTCTGCGTCCTGTATCGTGTCTACTTTTAATATACTTGTCATAATTATGATTTCTTAACTAAGAATCCTCCAAAATAAGTGTATTCATCATCTTGAGTTATACTTACTGCACTTCCTTTGCCATGATAACTGGTCATTTGAAAATAATCACTTGATCCATTTGCTTGAACAATACCAGAAACATTACAAGTGGTATAGTCTTGATGACCATTTCTTGCTGCTAAAATAGCACTTCCATTTTTTGTTATT